CATTACTCTGTCTCCTTATTGAAGTCTACACTTGCTTCACTGAGTGCTTTGGCACTTTGGACTGTAGCATTCCAAGGTGAAGTTTCTAAGTTGTATTCTACTGAAGGATCAAGCATATCTAATTCTTGATCAATCTCAGACTGATAACCATCAACTGTGTATTCAATGTTGTAGTCTGCGTCATATACTGTAAGTCTAAGTAATTCTTGTGTCATTGTGTAGTGCCTTTTTGCCTAAGTTATGTGTATAGTATAACACTGTTAGAGGTAATGGTCAAACTTTTTGGTAAAGTTCTTTAGTCATTGCCTGTGTGTAATTCATTTTGAATCCAAGCAAAAACTTTTGGTGCACTTGGACCAATCACACTTGCATAATCATCTGTATCTGTGCGCCAACGTATGCGGCGTCCTGCTGGGTGTCCAGCATAGGTGTCCCATCGATCACCTTGGCTCACACGATGCAATAGATCTAAATTTATAAGTTCTCGCATTTCTGCGGCTGTTGCTACTTTCATTATGCTGCCACCGCATGTTCAATTGAATAATTTAAGTGTTCAATTGAGTATTCTACACTTGGGTCAAGCATGTCAACTTCTGCGTCAATTGCTGTTTGATTGCCTTCTACTTCATAATCGATAGCATCGTCTGTGTCATAAACTGTAATTTTGAATATGGGTTGTGTCATTGTGTTTCTCCTAACTTACTATACTAATATACAGTCATTCACAGTGACTGTCAACAGTTTTGGTAAAGTTCTTTACACTAACTCTAAATTAAGTGTGTTGCGGCCTTTTGGATCAACTGATTGTCCTTGTGGAACATAGTCACCGTTCTTGCGTAGTGTATAACGATAAGAGGTGCCGTTGTCAGATATTACATCTACTGCGTCTGTTGTGGCATTAGTCACTTGGCCTGTTTGTTGATCAAACAAAAAAGTTGCTCGACCTGGAGCTGTGTTAAATATTCTTGATCCAAACCAAACTCGGTCACCTGGTGTAAATTGTTGTGTCATTGTGTTGTTCCTATGTTACTTACTATACTACTAATATACAGTCTATAGGTCACAATGTCAATCTATTTTGGTTAACTGTTATACCAAAACAAGGAATAAAATTACTGTGACCACAAACAGATTAATCACCCAGATCATTCATCAATGTCTTTGACTGGTTCATCTTCTAATTCTGTGATTTCAATTTCTTCTGATTCATTCCAAGGCAATGGTTGATTTGACTCTGCATCTGTTTGTTGATCTGACATGCCAAGTATGTTCTTAGCAAGGAATATCTGTACAGCCGCATTCATATTGGTGCAGGCATTTTGTAACAATGCTCTACGCAATTTTATCTTTAGATGTTCTCTACCTAAGTCCAAATAGTCTTGGAAGTTGTAGCGTAGTGTTGATTCACTAAGTCCAAAGAACTTGGCTATTTCTATATCTCTACATCCCAATGCAGCAAGTTCTTCTACTTGATCTGGTGGGATTACTGTTTTGTTTCTACCAACAGGTAAACCCACGATTGTACCTTCAATCATCTCTTTGGGTTTTGGTCCTGTTTTTGATTTCTCTTGTTTCATATGTATATTTATACCTAACTGATGTGATCTAATTATTTTCTCTTTGATCAAAGCCTAACTGCGTTAGTCTTATTCGTTACTTTCGTAACTCATATACGCTATCGCTCAAACTAATCGTATGAATTAATTGATATAATAATTATTATTAACTTGGAAAAGAAGTCATACGACGGCTATAGTAACAGCAAATACAAAAAAAAAGAACATAGAGTCTTGCTCAGTTTGTTTTATACTGTGTTACTATAGCCGTTTCGCTTGGAAAATCGCAAACGATTGATACAGATTAAAGGGAGACGGATGTATTGAACACTCCCAACTCTGCCCAGTAAGTCGCCCTTGAACTGGGTGAGCAAATCTACGGCCCTACAATTTAATCTGCTGTATCAATAACAAATTACTGCACCAGGGTCATTAGCCGACATATTACAACCTGGGTTTTAGAGCACTGGTTTAACGAGTTGCTTTTCTCGCTTTTTTTGCCTGTTGTCTTGATATTCTTTGTGTGTGCCTGAATACAAGTTGCATCAACTTGTTGCTGACTTTATGGCCTCTGCGGTATCTGCCTAATAGATCATTACAATCTCTATATACTTCTCGGTGCTGTTTTGGCACATTTTTAACAATGTTTGTTGCCAACCGTACAGCTTGTAATAGTTCAATGTCAGCGGTACTTTTATCTAACTGTTGTTTGCTAAATCCTTTTGACTTAGCCCAATAGCCAACCAACTGTTCTTGCTCACGGTTTTTCGCTGTGTTCAATTGGTTTTGTTGGTGCTGTTGTTGTGTTAGTTTTTTCATACGCCTACTTCTTTTTTATTACATTAGTATTTATATAATAACACAAAAACCACCAGAAAACAACCTCTTTTTGGCTCTTTTTTTAATTTTTTTTGTTTGTTAGTTCACGTAGACTTATTACGTTTTTTAGATCATACTTTTGTGTTTCTGGATTGTAGATCATTTTACATGCTGAACACTTTTTCCAACAGTCTGCACCTAATTTTATGTCTACTCTGCGATCAACTACTTGGGCTTGGCAAGTGTCACAAGTTTGATGCCATGATTTTATGCGTACCATGCCATCAAAGCATTCTACAAGTTCACCACCATTTTCTTTTATTAAGTCATCAAATATCATACGTTTTGCACCATCATTACCACAAGAACACTCAACACACTACCAACAATAGTACCAGCACTGGCTATAACTACTTTCATCATACTGTTGTTGGAGTTTTTGACTTGTTCTTGCAGATCATCTAATTTGTCATCAATCTTGTCCATGCGACGATCAAGGTTTTCGTATGCCTTTTCAAGCACAACAATTCTTACTTCTTGATTAGCCACCTCAGGCACCTCTTGCCAACACATTTAATCTAAAATTACGTCTGTCAATTAGTCCATTGCTTGTGGTAACTTTTGCTGTTACAATGTAAACTTTGTTGGCTTGTCCGCCACTTAGTTCTACATAGGTGTTGTCACCATCTACTCCTGATGTTTCTATAACAACTGGTGTAGGGTCATTTCTACGTGCTGCCACACTATAGTCTATGGTGCTTACTCCATCACCTGACGGTAACCATTGGCTCCAATCAAAAGTGTATGTTAGTTGTGCTTCTGTGTCTTTGTCAATTTCTAAACCTGTGTTGGTTTGAAGAAATCCTGTTCTGTTGATAGCCATTATACTTCATCCTCAATTGCGTATGTTCTTGTTTCAAATGGTACAGTGTACCCTCTGTTTTCTGTTGTGACTGCAAATGTTCTGTTCTCTGTTGGTATAATATATACAACTTCATTCAGCTGTAGTATTCTACCAATTGCAGTAAGTGATGCAATGCTGTTCAGCGCACTTGCACCTTGTATGTTGTTTGTTAGTGTGGTTGATATTGCAAATGCACTGTCAAGATCACCTACAAATCCAACTGTTTTATCAGCTGTTGCAGTGGCGTTAAATACACCGTCTATGGCAACGTCACCGAATACTGTTTTCGTAATCACAGATTCAAGTGTTGCGGTATTTTCAAGGTTTGCTGCAAACGGTTTAACTATAAGTGGTGTGCCTAACAGTACACTGGTTATTGACGAAAACTCTGTGTCAAACCCAACAATCTTAAAGTTGACAGCTGATAGTTCAGTTGACACATTTAATGTAGCGTTACCAAGTTGTCCGGTAAAGCCTGTTGCTGAGATGCTTGCAACACTGTCTAATTGACTTGCAAATTGCAGTGTTTTTGTAGCAGTTGTAGATATGTTTGCAGCACTTTCTAAGTTTGCTACGCCGCTTAGTGATAGCTCACCTGTTGCTTCAAGTGTGGCTGCTGTTGCTATATCAACAAAGAAGTCTGCAACCCTTGCTGCAACGGCAAGTTGTGTAGCTATTGCATCAAATGTTGTTTCTGCAAACTGTGTTCTTGTTACTGTAGATGACTGTGTAAATTCACTTGATAATTCTACACCAAAGTCAAGTGTGGCACTGGCAGTTGCTTCTTGAGCAAAGGCACTTGCAAATTCTGCTTGAGCAAGTAAGGTTTTTGTAGCTTCTACACTTTGACTGAACGCTGTACTAAGTTCAACACTACTAAATTGTGTAAGTGTAGCTGTGGATTCTTGTGTGAATGCACTGCTTAATTCTACTGCACCAAACTGTGTACGTTTGCCAGTTGCTTCTAATGTAAACTGTGAACTTAGTTCTGCACTACCAAGTTGAGTAAGTGTACCATCAGCTTCTTGTGTGAATGCACTGTTTACTTCTACTGAACCAAACTGTGTTTTTAGTGCTGTAGCTTCTTGGGTGAATGCACTTGCAAATTCTGCACTGCTGAATTGTACTCTGTTGCCATCAGCTTCTTGTGTGAATGCTGAACTAAATGCTGCTTCAAACTCTACAATTACAGAAGTTACTGGTGTTGCACTAATTGTAAATATTGATGACTGATCCTTAAAGTAATCAACATCAATGTAATCGCCTTCGTCTAACTTAAAGTATGGCCCTAAGAAGACGCCTGTAGGTTTTATTGTTATAAGATAGTTGTCATCTATATAACCTTCTTCAAAATACAGTTCGTCTTCAAATATAGCCATTAGTCAACCTTTGTAACTGTTGCATGGTCGAATTGATCATTGTCAATTTCTAACAATCTTATAATTTCTTCCATTGGGTGTTCTACATCTGGGTCAACACTATAACTTATGAGCTGATCTCTGTCTAATGTAAAACGGCATGTTTCACCTTGTAGTGTAGTAAATTCATACGTCATGATATATCGTCCGTAAAGTTATTATCTAAGTGGAACAAGCAATATGTGTCTGAGTCATTTTCAAATGCTGATGTTGGAACTGTAATAGTTGATCCATTGGTATATCTTGCAACTGTAGATATCCTTATTTCATCAAACCGTCCACCATACTGTTGAGCAAGACTGCCGGAACTTGCACCCATGCCAATTGGCATATTCTTACTAAACACTGCGGAATAATCATCTGATGCTGTCCGGTCTACAGCTCTTACGCCATCTACCCAAGCATTGATAGTGCCTGACTGTCTTTGCACTGCTACGTGACTCCAAGTGTTGATAGTAAATTCGCCACTTGTTAGTGTTGCTCTGTCTGCACCGTCAATAAAACAACGGAAACTACCTGAGTTGTTGTCTATCAACAGTGTTGATCCTAATGCAACTGTGCCATCGCCGCCACCTGTGTGGCTGCTGTGTATTCCACGCAAATCAAATAGTTTGTTGTTGGTAGATGTATTTGTTGGAAATACAAACGCTTCAATTGTAAAGTCACCTGAGAAATCAACGCTTTCGTTGTTGCCTTCTAAGATCAAATAATCACTTTGTGTTCTGTTAAATTCAGCTGAATGTGTTCCGAAATACGCACCACCACTAAATTGTGTTCCTACATTGGTAAGTGTAATAGCAGTTCGTTCTTCTGCTACTGCTGTTGTAAAGTTAGCAGAAGCTGTTATACCTAAACCTAAACCAGTTATCATAACAGCTCCTTATTCGCCAGCTGCTAAATCGCCTACCAACAACCATGTGTCTGTGGCTGTTTTTATGCAAGTTGCTGCTGAATATTGTGCTCTAAACGCAAGACTTGGTGTTGCATTTACTGTTACCCCACCTGCACCTGCAACAGTAACTTGACCTGCACCTATTTGTGCTAAATCAATTTTTGTTCCTACTGCGTATGCCACACTTGAGTTTGCCGGTATAGTAAGTGTTATCGCTGAACCATTGCTTAATGTTACAAGTTTTGATGCATCTGTAAGCACTGTTGTATAAGTTGTGCCTGTTTGTGCATTGACAACACTTTGAGCAACTACGCTACCTGTGATGTCAATATTACCTGATCCATTAATTTCATTTGAGTTCAACGATAGATTGCCACCAAGTTGTGGTGATTCATCTTCTACAACATTTTCAATCTTGTCTGTGTTAAGGTTAGTAAAGTTTGCATCACCCTCAGCATGTGTGAGAGCTGAACCTTTACCACTCCTTGTTACTATTGTTGCCATTCATTGTCTCCTTAAATTAGTGTGGGGGTCTAAGCCCCCTTATATTATGCTAAACTAATTGTAAGGTTACCAATAGCAATACTGAATTGATCTCCATCTGCAATAGTTTTAGATGTTGTAACTGCGCCATGGAACAATACGTTTCCTGACTCGTCTGCATCCATTACCGCTACGTGAGTAATTGTTCCCCAAGCACCGCCTGAAGCTGCTGCGAATGTGATTGCTGTATCGTTTGCTGCATCTCCGTCACTTGCTGCACCGAACGAAATCGCTACACGGCTATATCCGTTACCAGCAACTTCTGAAGTTTGTGTTCCTGCTTCTAAGCCGTCGTCTGCTGTCCATAGGCCTAAGTATACGTTAGTTGGTTGTGTGTATGTTGTTCCGCCCAATACGTGGTCAAGAAGGGCGTCTTCTAAATAGTCACTTGCTGCACTCATTTTAATTCTCCTGTTAAGTTGTCTGCAATTTTTGTAATAACAGACAACTCTATGTTTTTATGTCTGCTATAGTTATTTATCTTCAAACGTCAAAAAACGTCAAAAAAAGGTATAAAAAGATTAGTATCCTTTTACTGTTGAAGTTGTACCTGTGATAGTAGTATCACCTCCATTTGGCGGCGAGTTAAAACTTGTAATAACATCTGCATCAAAGCCTGCTTGTCCGGCTGTTGTATCTACTCTAACGGTACTGTCAATGTTAATTGCTGCTGTTGCTGTACCTGGATTAGATACACTTACTGTTGCAGGTACTTCAACACCTCCTGAATCAACTTTCTGCACTGTTATAGATTTTACTATTGTAAGACTCTTAAGGTATTGTGTTTCACCATCAAATGTGCCACAATATACTAATGGTATTGTAGCTGTTTTACATACAAAATCAGTTGCACCTGGTGTTCCTGGTTCATCAGTTTCATTATCTTCAATAGTGATATCAATAGTGCCGCCACTGATACTACAAGTATGAACATTGGCTGTATCAATAGCAAACGTAATTGTTCCGCCACCAGTAAATGTACTGTCATCGTCTGTAGCGATTGTGATACTACCTGAATTACTTGACATTGTAACATTGCCGGTTAGTGCTGTAGTAACAACATCTGTCCTTGCGCCTGTGATACTATAGGCATAACTACCGTCTTCTACATCTGTTCCTGTAATTGTAATTTCAACACTGTCACCTTCTGTAATTGTATCATCTGTAGCATCTGTACTAAAAGCAAAACTAAAGCCTCTGTCGTAAGCTAATTCAACTACTTGACTTTCACCACCTATAGTAACAGTCATTGTTTTATCTTCTCCGTCTAACTCTCCTATAGGTATATCTAAACTACCACTGCCGCCTGTACTGGCTACAGTGCCTGTTAATGGTATAGTAGTCTCCGAAGCATCAATGCCTGTAATTGTATAATCATATTCAACATTTGGTGCATCAAAGAAACAACTTGAGCAATCATCTGTATCATATTCAAATGTAACTGTTACAGTTGTATTTTCACAAGCCTTTTCATTGCCTCCAACAGTTACAGCTGGCTTCTTAAAGTTTTCCATATAACTTTGTAGACTTGGGTCTTGGAAAGATAGATCGTTGGTTAATTCGCCTGTTTCTTCATCCAGTCCTAATACATTTTTTAGTAGACTTGTGGCTAAGTTGCCTGCTAATAACCTAAATATATCCTTACCAGTATCTTGGTCATCAATGCGATCTTTTTCTGTGTTTAATTCTTCTGGTGTAATGTCTGTTTGTTTAGATCTATATTCACGTTCAAGGCCAGCAGTGCTGTAAACGTCTGCATCATATTCAAGAGCACTTATGCCGTAAATTAAACTGCCATTGTCACCGTCTTCTTCATCAATTGATATAATTCTAAACACTTTGCTACTAAAATCATAATAGTCAATTGTTAAATCAATTAGGTCACCTGCTTTTAGTCCGTTAGCTGTATAGTCAGTTCTAAATTGTACAATTTTATCAACACGACTTTGTTTTAATTCACGACTTGCAATATACTGTGCTTGTATTGGATCGTTAATGCAATTGATATTGATGTTTAGTATGTTATCAAGCTCTTGTGGATATCTATCTGCTTCTGCTACTGCTACTGTAACAGTATCTACAGTTTTTCGTAAATCTTTGTTTGGAAAGTTTACAATCGCTGTATTGTAGAGTTCGTTAATTGAACTGCCCGAAACATTTACGCTGCCAAGTATATTGTTATCCGTAAAACTTTTTACACTGGATCCTGTGTCATTGGCTATAAAACTCCAATTGCCTGCTTCTTGATCCCAGGTTATAAACACACCACTTGCATTAGCTATACGGTCTAAGTTGTCTCTTACACTATTGTTTGTATCTATAAATCCGTTTATTTCTCTTGTATTTGTCATCTTTCTACCTTAATTAACTAATTCTTACTAACGAAAATGTATCCGTAAAAATTATAGCATCAAATCCTTCTTTTTGTATACTGACCGTTACAGTATACGGACCGCCATCCGACGGATCATCATCTACATATATGCCTGGCAATAATGTTTCATTGATAACAGTTTTCGTTGCAGCGGCAAATGTCTTAGGTGTTGAATAAGTTCCGAATTCACTGGTTGAGAATCCTGGGCCACCGTCACTATCGAGTGTAACAGTATAATCAAATTCTCTATCTCTCAATGTAGGAACATCAACATCAAAATATAGTAATAATACAGTATCATCATCGTCAATTGGCCTAATAGTAGGTATAGTTGGTGTAGAAAAACTTCCATTTCTAATTCTAAAATCATCTATAAATCCAGTCAATCTGTGATTAGATTGATCTTCTCCATTAGCACCAATATAGAAATCAGTAGTAAGACTATAATCCTTAACAGTTGATTGTAAATAAGAAAATACAAGTGTATCACCTACATAAGCTTCTATTCTGCTGCCTTTTCTGTGTACTGTTATAAAATACCAGGTATTGCTACTGACACTATAATCTGCTTGATCAGTGTTATCAATAAATATTCTTAATTTACTATCTGAGAAATCAATAAACAAACTGTTAGCAACTGATGTTCCTTCACTCCTTGTGTCAATTATTTTTTCTGCTCCACCAGTTACATCTGTTATTTTAACCCAAAAATCAATTGTAAAATTTCCACTTAGATCAATTGTGCTGTCTGGTGCAACAGTTATAAAGGATTCATTGAATTGAAGTGACCTACCTGGTGTAAATGTATATGGAGTATCGGTGTCAAGTGTAATACCTGTCCAATCAAATTCGTCTGAAGTAATACCTTCAGAAAGGGTAGCTACATTTCGTGTGCCTTTAGTCCAATCTTTAATAAACATAAAAAAGGATTCAGTACCTTCTGGATAAAAATGGTCTTGATCTAAATCTGTAATTTCTGGTTCATCGCCATTAAATAATATTTTTGGAAGAGTTGTGCTATATTCTCTTTCTAAAGAAAAATTACCATTTGTATCAGCTGCTGTTGTGCCTACAGCAAATGTAACATCATGTGTTCCAACAATTTCGTCAGGATTTTCAACTGCAAAAGTTGCATCAAAGCCGCTGGGATCGTCATTAGGGTCAATATAAGTGTTACTCAACACATTATTAATTTCATCTCTTGTACCTGAGGCAGTGTAAACAGTACCATTCCAAGAAGTTTCTACAATACTTACACCATAGATATAACGTACTGAATCTGTATCAGGTGTTATAGTTAGTGTATACGTTCCGGTACCATCATTTAATCCGTCTACGACGGTAAACAAATTGTTTATATCAAAATTAACGTCTGGATCAAAAGTTACTGTACCTGAAGTCGGTGGCGTTAAAATGTCAGCATCAGTGTTATTTGCAACTTGGAACAATGTATATTGGAATTGATCAATACCGGGTACTGTGTTTGTGTCATTACTTGTAAATGCCTTATAAGTTAGATTAAAATCACCTTTTGTAGCACTACCGTCTATTGTAATTCTTAAACCAGTAAGAGTAGTATTGATATCTGCTCTGCTACCAACTATAGTATACACACCACTACTAAAACTTGAACTAATTAATCCGGCTGCTTCAGTTGTACTTGTGATATTAGATAATTTATTTTCTTCGCTTGACTCAACTGTAACACACCAATATGTAAGTCCAAATGGGACGTCTAATACTTGTGGTGTTGGACTTACATCTATTGTAGTGTCAGTCACTGCCCAATCAAAACTATCTATGACGTCCCATACTGTTTCATTAAACACAGGATCAAACATATTAAATCCAAATTCTAAATCAATATCTTTAGCTACAAAATTTGCGTTTGGTTGACAGGATATACTAAACGAACTATTCAAAGCAACTTCTGCTTTGAAGGCATTTACTTGCCAACTTATTCTATTGTTAGCACCTGTAGGCGTATTCCAAATTATTGCAACACTATAACTAAAAGAACCAAAATATTCAGTTGGTATTGTTAAATGCGCTGCCTTAACAATATTATAATCACTGATGCTATCGATACCAGAAAATGTGCTTTTTGTACCAACTGTTAGAAGTGTTACGCCTGGCGGAAATCCTGAGATAGAAGGTAAAATAGTTGGATCAGCTGTGTTAATTTCAAATCTTACATTTGCACTTGCACCACCAATAATTTCTTCTATTATTGCTGTGTTTATTATAGTGAACGTATTAGAAGTAAACTGTTGTGTAACAGTTTTACCATAATTGATGTTTGTAACAATACCATATGGTCTGTTGTCTGTAAAACTTAGTGTAGTTGGTGTATTTAAATCTGTTAAACTTATCATGTTACGTTAATCTCCGCTACTGGTATACCTGCACCATATTGGTTGTTTGTCATATAATCATACAGCACATCACCGCTTTTGTACAAGTCATTAGATACTCTAAATGTCCAATCACCAAACGTAGTAACTTTCTTTTCGGTATTATATGTTAATTTGATAATAACAAATGCCAAGTTATTCATTGTATCGGTGCTGCTCCAGTGAGGCATAATATCATAAGCGTTTGAAGTATTAGCGTTAATCTCATTAAAGACTGTTGCTGGATTGGTACTTCCGTTGTTAAAATAGTATACCTTAATCAGACCACTATAGTTGTCAGTAATATCTCCGTCATCGGTGAAGGCTCTGTCTACAGTTATACCATCTTGTCCTAATTCTAATCTTCTTCCATTACGGTATATTTCTTTTAGTGTTATAGTGCTGTCTGTGCTTGTGCTTAGTATTGTGCCTGTTTTTTCACTAAGTGTAACACAATACCACATATCACGATTGTTGTTGTCTAATTTGGCATCTGTTATTATTCCGCTTGTAAATCCGTCGCCGTATAGTACAGGTATACTATTTTCTGTGTTGATAGATACTGTTTCTTTTACGCCTGGATCTACTGGCTCGTCATTTGACTTGTTAGCACTCTTTTGTACTTGGTTCAACAATAACCCAAGTATTGCGCTTCTTGCAAGACTGCCACCTAATGTTGGTGATTTAACAAATCCGAGTGCTTGTTTACCGAAACCTACTATGCTGTCTATAAAACTCATGATGGCGCTCCAAAGTTAAATGTCTGATCTTGTAGGTTAGGTACTCTATCCATACTTGTATCATTTGGATAATACAATTTATTGCTTTGTGGATTGGTTCTACGTCCAACTACTTTGTTGTCAAATACACTACTGGTGCTTGCACATTCAAGTATGATAAGGTTAGTAGCTGATCTTGAGTCTACATCATAATCTTCTTCTAAACTATAATTGTTTACATAACCTCTAAATCTGCCATATAAACTACCAATAAGTGCTTCTGTACTTGTGTCAAAGAAGCCACGATAGATGTCAATCGGTGCTCCTTTTATTTTACTGTGTATAATTTCTGCAATGCTTGCGTCTGGTATGCCACTAAGTGTTACACTTACTTCATTGTTACTTGCTCTTAGTTCACTTTTGCTTGCACTAATACTTAAGAAGTTACCTACGTTTTGATATAACTCTGTATTGTAAGTATAATTTTCAAAGTGATCAGAAAAACGTAATACTTGTTGACTGTATGCACCGCCTGATGTTGTGCGATATTCGTCTATTTGTAATCTAACAAATAGACTTGTGTGTACGCTTTGATATGATGTTAAGTCTGGCATTAGCTTGTCTCCACAAACACAAACGCTCCGCTCCAACCAACTTGGTTACGAGCAACTATAGTCCACTGTGGGAAGTTTACACATAACACTGTAAAACTATCGTCAGTACCAGGATCAACATTGTTATAGTACCATGGGAACTTAGCATATGGTATTGTAATTGTTGCAGTTGTAACTTTGTCTAATGCTTCAGCATCTTCTATGTCACTAACATATTCAGCCCACGGCAATCCATCTGGTAAACGAACTGTTATTCTTTTTGTTGGCGTACCTCTGCTAACTGCTCTTGGTATGCCTTCTCTTGATTCAGTAGTTGCTACTGTTTTTAATCTGTCAATGCTTATACTTTCAGCATTGTTTACTATCCATTGGAAGCTCATCTATCTATCTCCTTACAGGTATGCCCTGCGAACCTTTTGTTGCCACTGCGTGTATAAATTGCGGGTCTCTTGCAATCATTTGTTTGAAGCTCATTGCATCTACTGCGCTTATGTTGTAGGTTACATTGCTGCCACCTGAGCCCATTGATAACGGTGTAATGTTAGCTGGGCCATTTATTATTTCAGGACCACGCTCTCCTACAACACCAAACTGCCCTGCTGGTAAGTATCCACCTTTTGCAAAGAAGCCGCCAAATATGTCTTGAATACCTCCTCCTGAGCCTGAACTTGGATTTAGTATGCCTGAGAATATTTGTCTTAAATTAGCACGTAGACTCTGTTCAAGTATGTCACTGATAAGATCTCTAAAGTTAAGTTTGCCTGTTTTAACAAAGTCAACAATAGCATCTTCCATACCTTTTGTTGCTGTTTTGAACGAGTCTTGTGCCCTTTGGGCCGCATCGTTTGCATTTTCATAGTAGCTGTCAAATGCGTCTTTCCATCCTTCTGCAAATGTTTGCGGACCTTTGGCTGCGTCTTCGTCTTCTTTTTTCCTACGTGCGGCGTTGGATTCAATAACTCTTGCTGCTTCTTGACGTGCTGTTATTGTTGCGTTCTTAACAGCTTCAATGCCAGCAAGTTGTTGTGCAAGTATCGCAGGATCAGCATCTTTAAACTGTTCTTGAATACGTTCTCTTGCTGCTTCTGCAAGGCGATTTTCTTCAAGTCTGATTTCTTCAAGTGTTCTTTTTATACCTTCAAATTGGCTAAGTTCTGCACTTGTGTCAGCAGCTGATTGACGCTTTGTTGCTGCTGCATTGTATTCTGCTACACTTTGATTTAAGGCATCTTGTAGAGTTTTTGCTTCAACAGCAACTCTATTGGCTTCTTCTTGTGCTCTTGCCACTCTAAGTATAGCATCATCATAGTTTTCAAAAGTTTCTGTTGTTTCAGCGGCTGCGGCAGCTTGATTTCTTAGTTCTTCAGCTGATTCTCTTAAACTTTCAACAAATGGAGTAACAGCATCACTTGCACCTGTGAATGTAGTTTTGGTTGCTTCAAGCAAGATCAACTCACCCTCTTCAAGAGCTTTCATTTGATCTTTAAGGGCTTCAAGATCCATATATAACCCTTGACCTGCTAACCCAAATCCAAATTCGTCAAATCTCTGTTGTGCTTCATCTAAGTCTTTTTGTAATTGTTCTTTGAAGTCTGTTACTGACTGGCCTGCTGGTAAGAATATAGCATCAAATCCTGAGAATGGAATTTTACTAACCGCTGCAATTAATCTTTTTAGACCATCCATTGCTTTGTTTAATGTGTTGACAATTGAGTCAATACTGCGGCCAAATCCTTCTATAAAGTTAGCAAGGATAGAAGTAACATTTGCAGCAAATTCTTCAAGTCCACCCGGTGTTAATAGTCCAGTCTGTTCTGCAAGACTGGCAATGCCATCTCTTACTTTAAGTATTGCATTGCCAATACCTCTACCAATAGTTTCTACAACACCGGTACTTGATACAACAAAGTTTGTTAGATCCTTTGTGATTTCTTTGATTGCTGGGGCAAGTCCTGCTCCAAACTCAGCAGCAAGGTTTGTAATAGCAATTTTGAAGTTACTGATAACAGTGCTTAGGTTGTTGAGTCGAGCTTCTGTTGCGCCGCCAAATTCCTTGTCTAATCCACCTAACAATGCTTGGACAATAGTGTTAGCACCTTGTGCCGTTTGACCAAACTTACTAATTTGATCTCTTGCAAGTCCTATTTCATCTTTTAAGATTCTATAAACAGGAATACCTCTATCTGCGAGGCGTTCAAGTTCTTCAAGTCCTAAGCCACCACCAGTAGTTCTTGACAGCAAGGAAGTCATTGCTTCAAGTGATCCTAATTGATCAGTTGTAACCGCTGCCGTATCAGTAAATGTTTTGAGTAGTTTTTCTGTTGGGTCAATACCAGCAGCTTTTAATTGTATAAATGTCTTTGTTAGTTCTTCAACACCAAACTGTGACTGTGTAGCAAAGTCTTGTATGAATTTGAATGCTTTTGCACCATTGGCAGCACTCTTTGTAACTACGTCAAGACTTGATCTTAAATCTTCAAACCTTGCTGTAACCTGAATTACTTCTCTTGTAACAACCGCTGCACCTACAGCAATCAATGCTGTTTTTAAGTTGCTTAATGCTTTTTGTGCGCCTCTGGTATCAATACCAACTGTATATCTTAAATCTGCCATCTTATTTCCTAATCATTGTTCTTAGACGTCTGCGTATAAACTGTTCAGTAGGTTTACTCATACCCTTTGGAGCCTGCTTACTGTGTCCTTCGTCTAACGGTACTGCATAGTTATAATTAGCCTTAATTGTGCTTCCTTGAAGACGTGTTCTACGTCGAGCATTTCCGCTTTTTATAGGTGTTACACTTTTCCAAAACTTGTATGCTTCTTTTGGTAAAAGTTTAATCCTTGCTTTAATTTTGCCGGCGCTTGGCGAAATCTTATTTCTGGTTACTTTTATTTTCATTTTTTGCCCTCTCAACCATTGCTTGTAACTGGTCTTGATTATAACCGTGATCACTATGATCCTTCCAACCACCTTGATGTTTTTTGTGTTGGTAATTTTCATAGTCCAATGCCAATAAAGCACATTTTACGTCTATTGAATTTCCCAGACTTAATGTTTGGCTTGGTAGCATTCCATATCTTTTTGCTACCAAATCCAACATCAACCAAGCATTTATTTCGCTGTTTGGTTGGGTGAAGTCTGGGTTACCAAGTTTCCCAATTTGCTTATAGTCTCCTCTATAACAATCATCATTACATCAGGTGGTAATTGTTTTTTGCCTTGTAAGATTAATTCGCCTTTTTCATTGCGTACTAATTTTTTCACAAGTTCTGTAAGTTCACTTAGGTCTGACTCATTGCCTGTAAACTTTGCCAACTGCATATACATTTCCATATCTTGTCTGTCATAGATATAGAAAGTTGGAGCACTACCGTATTTTTCTACAATAGACTCTTTGTCAGCTTTTATTTCAATTAATTGGGGTTCGTTTAGTAGTTGTTCTAAGTTCATCTGTTAATCTCCAGTTCTATCAATCATTTTGTTTGCTACCATAATTGCAAACTTCAATCTGTTCTGTGCTTTGTGTAAATCTTTACGAGCACAATTTATTTCGTTATTGGCTTTTGCAAGTTCAGCCAAAACACTTTGTGTTAGTTCTCTATCAGTCTTCTGATCTATTATGTCCATCAATCTATCCTTTGTGGTAATAAGGGGGAATCAACCCCCTTATCGCCCTCACGCTCTACTATTATTCAATAGCTGTGTCGTCAATGGTGTAATCGCCATCAACTGTAATGGTAATTGGTGATACCCAAACTGGTGCGTCTGCACTAACAGTTGGAGCAAGACCAGTAACAAAGCCATTACCTGTTACGGTTATGCCTTCTGTACCATCGTCTTCGTCACCCATGTACAAGCTAAAGCCGATTTTTGTCTTCAACGAAGAAGCACCAAAAACGCCAGCAGCTGCCATAGTTGTAGCATTAGCATAGTCGCCGTCACCTGTACCAAAGAATGTATCTTTGTCAAGTACGAGGTTCATACTAAGGCTGTTTGTTGCTGTAGTAGCAATGTTCTGCTTAGAAGCAGAATCAAGTTGTGTCCAGGTAAAAACGTCGTTAGCTGCATTCATAGTCACATCTTGTAATGCTGGTATAGTTACGGAACCACTTAAAGTTCCTGCGCTATCAGTAATACTCAATGTAACTTGTTTCGCTGCGACACCTGGAGCTGGATATATATATGCCATGTTTTGTTTTCCTTTATGTCAGTCTAATATATGTAAAATCAAGACGAGTAAGCAATAGATCATCTACAAATTCTGTTGATACATCGCAAGTTCTTGAATTAAAGCCTTGAGTGGAATTTATGTCTTTTGCAGCCCTCATACCATTTATGAGTGAGTCATAGTTGAATGGCTTCGATTTGCCATCAACGCTAACATATACATTAACCGTTGTACTGGTATTGTGTATACTAAGACTACCGAGTGTGCTAATAAATGGTTCATCTGCAAATTGATCCTCATCACAATAAATTGTGTTTTGGTTCTTCAAGTACAGAGGCACACCTGATTCATTTCTTGGAAGTTCTTCAGACACCTTAAAGTTGCCTAAACTTAAACTTCTCAAGTATGTTATAATTTCCGTTCTCATCTAACTCTCTTCAAGTTTGCGAATCCTGGTTCTTTTTCAGAGGATTGAACAGTGCCATCCTCATCAAAGTCATACCAATCACCTGCTATAATAAGTTCTCTAAACAAATCATCCGCTTTGTTAGAATAATAACCCATCTTGCGTCTTTCTGCATTGTCCTCGTCCCCAAAGTCTGCGACCAAAGGTAAAATAAACTCTGACAGAGCAACGTATACACATAAATCAGTAAAGTCGTTTGTGCGACCTATAATGTTATCTGCATCAAGTGCCGGTATGTCGGCCACAGTGCGAATGGTGTTGTTATCTGTTCTTAAACCTAAGTACAAATCTCTCCACCATTCACTTGATCTTAATTTACTTAAAATCCGTTCTGTAGCACGTATCAGGAGTGGTTCTACAACGTCATCAGTAAGGCTTTCGTTTGCATCAAAGAGTCGTTGATCTCTTGCAAAAACGTCATCGTATTCTGCAAAACTAATCGTTTGTGAGTCTTCAACTATAAAAGCCATCTAATTGCTCCTTATACGTTGATCAATTTAACGCCGCGACCAGCGTCGATAACGCCAACACCAGCATGTAGATTAGCAACGATGTCGTTACCAACAGCTTCTGCTCTACGTGCAACTTCTACATCAACATTCTTCTGCATTGCAATGCGAGCTGCGTCAGCTGCAAAGATAAAGCCTTTGTTTGTTGTGTCACTGAAGTGTGAACTTTGGAACATGCGGATGCCTGCAACTTGACCTAAGAAGCCATTGCGCATTGCTTCACTTTGGAAGTCACCACCGCCATAAGCGTTAGTACCAATGTCTTTCATTAGTGCAGCGGCTTGTGCTGGTGATACAACACCCATAAGTGGGCCTGTTTCGCCATTGCCACGGATTTGAGCAGCGGCATCAAATAATGCGTCTACTGTCATTGGATCACTGTCACTTGTAGAAGCTGTTAAGTCGTCGAGTGCTGTGAATACTGCTGTGTCAAATGCTTTTGATACTGCGTTACCAAGTACACGACCAATTTCGCCTGCGTCAATTGCACCCAAGTCACGTAATACAGAACGAGCTGCATAGATGTCACATTGGATAGTGTTTTTTGTGTCAGCTGGAAGCACTGCGTCTAAGTCTACGCCTGGTGCTGCTTCTGAAGTTAGTGTTGTAGCTGTAACTGCTGCCAACTCTGGAACTTGTAAAAGTCCGTTTGGTGCGTTTACAACTGGGATCATTCCACCACCTAAGAACAAACTTTGTTCATGAGCAGCGAATACTGTAGCGGCTTTTGCGGCTACGAATAATGCATCTGTGTTAAATCCTGATGCGTATGCTGAATTTGCCATAATAATTCTCCTGTTATTGGCTCAATGTTATTACAAGAGGCCCTTTTGTTTTGCCTCTTTATATAGTTTTCTATCATTTGGGTTTGTCATGTCTAAACTTTCTAAGCTCAATGCTTTTGTCTTGACTTCCGTACCTATTGACGTTTTTGAATTAGATGTACTTACACCTGCTTGGACAAAATGTGGATTCTCTTGTAAGAAATCCTGTACCAGTGCATCTACAGTAACTAACTCCCCGCTGTCATTATATCGCACATTACCTTGTGCATCTAAAACTTCAACATCGTCACCGCCTTCGTTTAATCTTACTTGGTTTGTAAGTAATTGCTTAACCTGAGCGGCATTGATAGATTTGTATTTCGACGCTGCTTCAAGCAATGGATTATTGACTTTATATTCTTTAATCAATTGATCACGCTTGGTTATCTCAGCATCTTTTTTAGCTGCTAATTCTTTCAAAGTTTTTTCAAACTCTCCACGCTTTAGTGCCTCTTCTTGTTGGCGCTTTTCTTCTGCTTCACGTAAGGAACGTAATTCAGTTGGATCGCCCAAGTCTTGATAAGGCTTAAGAAGTTTCTTTTCTAACGAGCCACGCATACGGGCCATCATATTGTCTACTTCTTCTTGTGTGTAAGATTTAGTTGCTGCCTGATTTTCAACTGCTTCAGTTGCTACATCAGTTGTAGGTTCTTGTGCCAATGTTTGTTCTACGGTCATTGTTACCTCGCCTCCTTTTAGAGTTAATATGTTATTATACTTTTATTTATGCCTTTTTTGTCTATTTGATATATTTACGGGCATTTTCAAGTAGTTTTGCATCCTGCTGTATAAGAACAGGAATACCTGTTGAATTACCACCGTAGTATGGATGACTAAACAACCATTCATCGTCTGTTGTATCATTGAGATAGTCGTGGTATTCTTCTAATTCATTATGATCTACTATGTCTACAATGTAGATGCGAGCAGCAAAGTTTGCCAGTGGCTTTGGTGTATTTCCTACCGCAATATCAATGTTTCCTTTGCGATATTCAACCCAACTCCAAGGGCAAACTCTACGTATTTTTTGGAAGTATTCCTCCCAATTAACCTCTACGTCCACCTTTTTTCTTCTTTGGTTTTTTCTTCATTGCCATTTTTATAGCCCTCCCTTGTTGTTCTGCTTGTTGTTGTGTTGGGTAACATTTGCCTGTTGCCCCCCATTTGTAGCCTCCGCTTGCACACTTCATTACTGGCATTATCGTTTCTTCCTTGTGGTTCTGGCTTTGGTGGCTTTTATTGCCATCCTAACACCACGATTAAAACTTGTGCTTCTTGAAGTCATCTTGCGGCCGCCTCTTGTGCCGTACGCAAATCCGGCTTTGTGTCCACCGCAATCCTTTGTACAACTTGCACCTCTATACTTTAATGGTTTTCTACGTGCCATTTACTTCCCCAGTATTCTACGTGCCCATCTAAGACCTGCATCCCCACCCCAACCCAAATAGGCTTGAGTGCCGGCCGTTTTAGATCCAGGTTTATAGTATGCCTTCGCTCTACTTAAATAACTGTAGGTGCGTTTTACGGTCTTTATACTAACATTTTCGCCTTTTGCAAATTGATTAGCTCTTGCTAATCCCACTGGCGTCATGCCTTTTTGGCTCCTGGGTAGAGCACTTCTAATCTTTAGTGCTCTACGGGCGTTTGCTTTCATTGACTTGTTTGGTTTAGGCACATTACTCTCCTGGGTGTGTCCAACCTTGATTTGCAAGATCAATGTGTTCTTGATAGGTCTGTACTATGCGAGTCACGCCAGTTTCTGGATCTTGCATAGCATGTGGTTCAAAGAACTCTACTTCTACATCCATCCATTGGGCAAGACGTTCGTCAATAGCTTTTACTAATGCAGGATCAGTAGCAGTTTCTTTCGCTATGCGTAATTGCTCTACTTCACTTGCTGTATCTCTTATGTTGAAGCTTCCAGGATAATCAATTTCACCTTGCCATTGTAGGTTCTGATAGTCTCCGAATATTTGCCACATTTGCTCTTCAACAAGCTCCATTGCATCAGCCTTTTCACTTAGGCGACTGTTGAGTAATTGGAACTCTGTTTCTCTTGATATACCACTCATTACACGGCTTTCAGTTTCACGTATACTGCCTGTGTTTGCCATTTTGTCAATGCTTGCTACAGTGTGTTCAATTGACTTGTATATTGAGTCAATGCTTGCACCATCAAACGAAAGCACATATGGTTTTAAGCCTGGCTCTATGTCATTTGGTACATGTATAAGTGAACCTGCGCCTGTGCCAATGTTTACGTCTGGTGTAGTAACCACACTTGGATGTGTGTCCAAACGTATTGACTCTACTGCTTCTGATGTACAGTTGTAGATGTGCTTTTGAGAAAACGCAATATCAGCAATGTCACTTATGCCAATGCCTCTAACTGGTGAACGCAAGTTGTAAGCACAAATGGCAGGAATATAGCCCAACGCATTTACTTCTTCTATTTTGTCTACAAGCACATCTTCTTCAGTGTCTACTACTGTGGTTCTAATAAACTCTGGTGTCCATTCTTTTACAGTACGCACACTTCCATTGACGTCTTCTATGTATTTGAAGTATGACAATGTGTAACGGCCTGTTGGTAGTCGTTGCCACTGCCAATCAAGTACCGCAAGTGGTGTAATCATATTTACATATGGTCTTGCACCAGCTGCAACTTCATCAGCAAGGCTTAGTGCGCCTATGTCTGGTTTTGCCATTACAACCCAAACATTACCAAACACACTGCTCCATACAGCAACATCACGCATGAACTGATCAAGACTTCTGTCATCATGATCACAGTCACGCAAGAAGTCTTGTACCTGTATATTGTTTTCGTATGTGCCAAGTTCTCTTGTAGGTGCTACTCTAAACAAGAAACTTGTGTATGTTTGTATGATTGATTTACAGTGATTTTCTAATGGTGTGTTTTGTATTCTACTCCAATATTCACTGTTGCTTTCTAATTGATAACGCATCAAGTGTCCGGCTTGACGGTATTCATCTCCACCCATATATGACTCAAGCAAGAATTGCCATTGTTCTTTGTATGTGTGATATATATTGTTGCCTGTTAGTAATACGGCAATTTCGTTGCTTGCTATTTGCGATGCATCCATTTTATTTTCCTATCTTACGGTCCAACGCTGCGGTTTGACTGGTTGTGCCTGTTTGCGTAACTTCATCAGATAACTAACAGCGTAACTGGCTGCATCAAACATGTGCGAATAATCATTTACCCCATCTTTCGCAGGTATTTGAGTGCCTTCTTTGAAGACGTGTTTGTCCAAACATTCTATAGTGTATTTACACTTTTTGTCAAAGAACAAATGCGTATCACCATTTGCTGTTAGCAGTCTACTGTTAAAAGTATTGATTCGGTCTTTTACTGGGTCATGTTTTCGTGGTGCTAACACTTGGAACCCAGCATTCTCAAGTATTATGTGATCCGACTTACCACCGGAACTTGTTTGTCTTCTTGACCCACTTGGATCAGGAAATACAACAATCTTTTTGTTTGGGTATCTTGTTTTAATCTCTTCTGCCATTTCTTGTGTATGGCTTTCATTGATTACTATCTCATCTATTTGGTATAGGTCTTCTTTGTTGTCAGCTACAAATATTGCACAAACAAGAGGTTGAATGTTGAAGTCCATGCCTATTAGTATTGTTTCTTTGTTGGCAGTTATAGGTGCTGAACGTATGTGTTTGTCTCTATCAAAGTTCCAAGCTACTCTGTGTGCAGCATCTTCCCATGTTGCCAAAAACTCTTGACGGAACTGTTTGTCATTCATTTCTGTACGTGCTTGGTCTATTTCATCTTGTGACACAAAGCCTGCTTCTAACGTAGTAATTGAATAGGTCATCCAATTTTCATTGTCCTGAGCATCTAACCATAAGTTGTAAAGCATATTGGCTTTGCCCATTGGTGTTGATATAAACAGTGCGCCTCCTTGTTGGTCAGCAAGTGCCGGACGTAACACTTCGCCCCACAAGTCTTCAAGCTGACACTGTGCCGCTTCGTCTATTACAACATAACTTAGACTGATACCTCTCAGCTTTTGTCCACCATCATCAGCACCTTTGAGTGCAATAACGCTGCCATTCTTTAGTGTTATTTCAAGGTTTGATTCGTTGACTTTGCTTACCCAACGTAGGTCCAACAGTCTTTGTTTGAGTGGCTTCCAAACAATCATACGTGCGGCTCTGTATGAGCTTGTGATGTAGAATATAGTTTTGTTTGGTTCTCTTGCTCTATAACATATCTCTCTAATGCTGAGGAATGTTTTGCCCGCACGTCTACCTGCCACTACTACTTTGAAGCGACTGGGATCGTCAGCAACTGTTTTTTGCCAAGGTGCAAGTTTCATTGTTTAAGCAACTCTATTTCTTTTTTAAGCATACCAATCAAATCAGCTTGTTGCTTTATAAGTTTAGCAAGATCTGCGGCTTGTTTGGCAAGATCCAATACTGTTTTATTTGTTTGGTTATGTGCAAGTGTTAGGTTGTGAATTATTATACCTTGTTCAAATATTTCTTGTTGAGCATTGCGTAGTTCTTCTAATGGATCAAAGTTTTCACTGAACATTGTGTGAGTGACTCTTCCTACCAGTTTTTTTCATTTGTTTGTGATATTCACGTTTGGGGCATACCCTAACATTTTCAACTGTCCAACCTTCGTCCCACTCCCATCTACACAACAGTAGATCGTTGAGTTTGCGTCCACGCTGGTGCCAATTCTCATCTGTCCATAAACGTTCCCAGTCTTCAAACTCAAGCTCATATAATTCATTTCTATACTTGGCTTGTGCTTTGTGATTGAGGTAAGCATAGTATTTGTCTCTGCGTATAGGATCAGGTCCAGTTATCCACATGTCTCTGTTTACTGGTCTTCCAGGTTTACCATCATTTGTTTTGGTTCCAGTATGAGCGTATTTGTTTTTATACATTGTACATACTCCTTTATATTAATATTATTATTTATACCTAATTGACAAATAAACAAAAAAAGGACTAACCTTTTACAGTTAGCCCTCAAAAGAAGTAACTCAATGTCAGCAAAGCTACTTTATGTTAGATTGACGCACGGTAACACACGTCTGTAATAAGATAATAGGAGTTGGTTAACAATGACGTAACCACGGAACTTTAACATTTAATGCTACTTAGATGTCTGATAAAACCATGTGTTCCTATACCGTTACTATTATTTAGCTTTCGGAAGTGCAGGTTTCAAAACAATGGGCTGTGAGACCGTGACTTGCTTTGATTCATTTTCTTCTTTGGCCATAGTAGTTTGATCCTCTGCATTTTTTCTTGACTTTGCAAACAACTTTATAATAGTTCCTTTAGTATACGTTCTAATCATTAGTGTGTCAACCTCTTTTGTATTATTTACACTAAAATTTATTTTACGCTGTCTCCTC